GGCCACCAACTGCACCACCAGCAAAGGCAAGTTGACCTGTAGAACCAAGCCCTGCTGTTGCCGTTCCAGCTAATGCTCCAAGTGCTGCTCTTCCTCCAACTGGTATTTTTTGAAATCGCTTATTTAATCTTGCAAACATACCTCCTTGAGGTGCTGCTGCTGCCGTAACAGCGTTCATTTTTGCTCGTACTTTATCTAGCTCTGTTGATAGTTTTTTATATGCAACAGTACCAATACCAACATTGTTTTTTAATTTTGTTAATGCGCTTATTTGCTTTTCAAATGCAACTTTACTTAATTTCGTATTGCCATGTACTTTAGTTATTGATTTTACAAGCTTATCTAATTGTGGTGCTGTAAGTTTGAGTGTTTTATTTAAGTTTTTAAAATCTTTACCAATATTTTTTATGGCAGCGAAGCCTTCCAGCTTCATTGCAAGAGTGACTCTTTCTACATTAGCAGCCACTACTTCTTCTCCTTATTAAATTCTTTCAGCACAACTGATTCCATAAGTTGTAAACCTTCCAGCATTTCTTTGCGGTTATTCACATAATAGAGGTCAAACAGTCCTCCATCAAGTAATAATACCTCGTACTTTAATCCTACTACACCTCCAAAGGTTGTGTTCCATTGTGTCTGACAACGTAGAAACATATTTACAATATCCCAATTTTCCTCAAAAACCTCAAAATCTGTTTTCTCTTCTGGTTGCTTCTCGATTTTTACACCAAACGCAGCAGCGTCTTTTTGTGTTTCATCTATAACTTCTTTGCCACTCGAAGCCCAGTATTTAGCAGCATCAATTAGTTTCCCACTTGTGCATTTGCATAGAACTTCTTAAAAGCTTCTAATACACCAGCAACAAAATCTATATCTTCTGCAAATTCTTTCAATGCTTTATCGGAAAACTCTATAGGTGTACCATCTTCTTCATTTACATCTTCCCAACCAACTAATACTTTTTTTAATGCCTCAAACTCTGTAGCTGACTCAAAGCTATCAAGTTCCTTTCTAGATAAACGCACAAATTTCGCAGTAAAACTTGTTGTATTAAATTCACCTATTTCAGTTTCACTAGGAGTTTGAACTTCCACAGGCCAAGAATAAACCTTGGTCTTTTTTCTAACAAATGCCATAAATTAAGATATATACTTCTTTACTCTACCTCAGTAGTCAATACTTATTAAGTAAAGACTAAGCTCATTTCATCATTTGCTGAACTTGGTACGAGAGTATATGGAATTTCAAGCATTGTTACTCCATCAGCTTCTCCATAAGCAACATCACCAATATCTACTTTAGTGCTGCTAAATCTACAAATGTTACCAGCAGCAGTGCCATGAGTAACCGTTAAGTTACCAAGAGAAGTATCACTTAGAGCAGCAATAAAATAATCTTTTTGCGCTAATGTTGGTGCTTCTATAGTTACAGAGCCATTAGCTGCTCTATCAGTTAACAAAACCTCTTTAGTACCTCCAACAAGTTCTCTATAGACGATTGAATTACCAACATCCATTGAGAAGTTCATCAAAGCACCAGCGTAAGACAATAGTTGAAAATTGGTTGTGTTGCCGTTTTTAAAGATTAGAGGTGTCGCTTGATTTCCATAGGTTACAGAAGGTAATGCTGTATCTGTTGGAGGATTATATATTCCAGTAAAAGTGAAATCTATTGAAGGAATTTCTCCTACGGCTGCGGAGATTGCAAAAGTTCCTCGACAGCCAGTAACAATATGCCTTACACCATCTACGTTGTAGTGAATAGTGACAGATGAAAAACTAGCTGAAATAGGCTCGTAAGTTACAGAAGTTCCAGAGCTAACAGTCTCGCTAAAACCACACGCTTTAAGCGCACTTCCATACCTAGGAGCAGTTCCAGCAGTTCCAGACCCAGCAAGTTCTACTGAAAATGTACACTCAACTCTGGTGTTTGCTAGTAGCTGTTGTGATGCACCCAAATAAGGTCTGACAACATCTCTGTTTACTACATCACTAGATTGTGGTGTGATTGACAGATCTCTTACAAGAACAACATCTGTTGCTGCTGGAGTTGGATCTGTTCCATAGCTGCTCTCAGCTTCAATTAGAATTACTCTCTTCCTTGTCAGTTGTGCCATCTGTAGTTACCTCAGTAGGGGGTTCAGCTTGTTTAGTTTGTTGAACTAGCTTACGTTTGCCAGTTTTCGGGTTCAGTATGTAAGTACCGCCCTCATTTGGAATTTCATACTCCATAATAATCCTTAAGGGTTGTTAGGGTAACAACTTGATTGTAGATCATGTTGATAAATCGTTATAACTACTCCTGTAATCTACTTCATATTCACAGGAGATTATCCCTGCTGGCTGATCTGCCTCAACAACATCAAATGTTACTGTGGCTGGCCTTACATCAATCGCAAGTCCTCCTAAAGTTGGATCTGTAACAACCTTAGTATGTAAACTTTCGACTGTTGCATCTGCTGTAGTGTCAGGTGTTTGTGATCTAACGACAACAACTATTCTTACTCGTAATGTCCAATCTAATTTTAAATAAGTTGCGCTATTTACAGTAGGCTCGTCTGTTATAAACTCAACAACTAGAGAAGGCGATTCATCTCTTGTCATTGGCTCGACCCTGCTTCTATAGATGCGAGTTCCTACACCTGTAGTTCCTGTAAGATTTGTTTTAATTTTTGCTAATATCTGTTCTCTTTTACTAGCCATCTCAAACCTTCATTAATGAAATTACAGATAAAGTACCATCATCTATTTTCCTAGCACTTCTTACCTTATATTTGACATTGCTGACTTCTATCTGAGTGTCATATGCTAACGAACCAAGATCAGTTGTTTTAACTGTTAACTGATAATCAGTAGTCAATACACGATCATCAGCAACAATCTCATCAGGCTGCTCTAAAATTCCTTTATAAGTTGCATTGTCATAGAATACACTCTCTGAAAAATCTCCAAAGAAGGTATCTATATCCTCTTTAAAAGCCATGAGAAAAAAAAAGCCCTCAACCGAGGGCTACTTATTTAGCCGTACTTTTTAAGACCAACTAAGTTGATACTAAAAGTAAAGGTTGGAGATGATCCACCGATTGTCTGAACAATCTTAATGTAACGCTTACACTCATCTTTGTTGATTGCAAGTGTTTGCATTGATGCAGATCCAGTTACTTGCGTAAAAGTAGCACCAGATAAATCTGTGTATGTACCACTTGAAGCATCTGACTCAGTTATTTTTATATCTAATGTTGGACTAGAACCGCCACCAGCAGCACTATCCAAAATTAGCATTACATCTCCATCATATTCGAGAAGATCT